GCTATGAATTTTCATCCACCGAAAGTTCTAAAGATTTTGCAACTTCGTCACGTTGTTTTTTCATTAAATCAATCTGTGAAGACTGCTCTTGAGCTTTTCTTATTTTTGATTCTTGTTGGTATTGCAAGGCTTCGCGTCCAAAACCAGATTTTGCAAGATTTTTAGAAACTAAGTTGTCATCTACAGACATTGTGCCGTCTGGATTTACAACCAAAGCAGAAGAATAGGCCTGATCTATTGCCTGAGCCTTTTGTTTTTCAGCCTGTTTTTGCTTACGTTCACCGATTAGATCGGCCATTCGTAAGCCTCTGTCGACACTACCCATAATATCTACAGGCTGATTTTGAAAGTAAATCGAGCTATCTATTGCCATTATTTACCACCATACCTGTAGTTAGAATAATTGCTGTTTTGTCCGTAATCACCTAAGTTGTAATTTCCACTTAGACCGTTTGAAGGCATTACTTGAGCTGAAACATTGTTTGCCATTGATGGTGCAGCACTAAGGCCGCCAGTAGCGTATGCAGTGCCAGCTTGAATTGCTTGCCCCATCAATTGCCTGTCAGCGTTGTTTTGAGCTATATAATTAGAAGCCGCAGCATTTCCGTAACCCATTCTATTTGCCGCCACTTGATCTTTATAATGACCAGCATAACCAGACAAACTTCCTGCAGCACCTTGACCCATTCCTGCTAATTGAAATAATGCGTTTCTATTCGTATTGAACCGATTAAAAGCGTTCCCATATTCTTGAGAAGCCATGTTTTGATTGTAACCGCCAAGGGCTTTAATCGTTGCGCCTGATCTATTCATACCACGAGCTGCGGCAGCGTTTGTAAGAGCCTTCATTCCTTCTGAAAGTCTGAATTGATAACTTGGATCAGCTTCGAAGTTAAACTGCCCACCAGCGCCAGATAACTGCGTTAAAGCGTCTTTCCCTGCGTTTAGATATGGGTTGAAATAACCTTGCTGAGTCGTGAATGCGTCTTGTAATTCTTTGTCTGCAATCTCTCGAGCTGAATTCTGAGCTCTTAAGGCGTTGTCGCCTGCTTTTTTACCTGAAAAATCAGTTTGAACTAGTCCATACGTTCCGTAATTTACTGCCGAGTCTAAAACTTGTCCCACTCTTAAACCTCTTTCTTAATCAAAAGCACATTATTATTTGATGCTTCCAATCGAAAACCAAGTCTTAAAGCAGCTCGCAGCGTCCGATTCGCGCCAGAATCCGCTAGATATATATTAGCTGTAATAATAGCACACTCTTTAGACTTGGCAATTTTTAAACATTCATCAATTAAAATTTCAACTTTTCCTAGACCGCGATCTTGTTTTTGTACGTACATATTTTCGATAAAAAACTCATTCTCAACAACTTTAAAAGTAACAAAACCGAAATCAGTTCTAAAGCCTTCTAAGTTTTGCCGCTCTTTTATATAATCAAAATACATTTTCATTAGTTTGGCCCCGAGTAATAGGCTTTACCTGCCAGTGTTTCTGTTCTCCAAAAAATTCTAGACAACACTTTAGTTCCTGCTTGATTGTCTGTCTCATATTCAACTTGTCCCGAGCTTGTAATTGTAAAAGTAACGCCGCTAGATCCGTAAGTATGAATCGGGTCAATGTCCCAATCTTGAGATCTAGGTTTGTACGTCACAAGCAAAATACCACTTCCAACGCTTTCGTTTGAATCCGTAGTTCTTTGAACTGCGTACTTTATAAAACCAAGAGACACTTTTCTAGCATCAAAAGACAATCCAGTTATAGGCAGTGCAGAAGCTTGATTGTTTACTAATTCGAAATACTGTTCTTGACCAAAATAGTTAATAATTCCGCTAATTAATTGGAAAAACTTAAACCAAGCCTCACTGATTTTGCCGTCAATCCCTACTACTTTTGAAGAAAATGACGGTATATATGATTGCTTTGAACTCACGATGTAGCGCCCTCAACATCTAAATTTGCATCTAAAAGTCTGACTTTAACAGGATCTGAAATTGTCACTTCGAAAACTCGGTCTCTGCCCCATCCTAAACGGTGCCATTGAACCCTAGTCTTCCATTCACCAATTCTACCCAAAGATGTCCATTTCTCATTCGACCACGTTCTGCCGTTTGTGTCCGACCACCTAAGAACGATTTGCGGATTACTTCCTTGTACGCTATCGCCGCCATCTAAACCTACCCCGACATCACACTCAATTTCTAGCTCGCGGAAAAACACGCCTTTTCTTGAGTTTGTAATGTGTGGAGTTGATCTTTTGCGCACAATCGTATTGCCGTCATCCGTATATTTGTCTTTATCGAAGAAATAAATATTTGAATTAGCATAGTCACCGACAACCATTTGACTTGTGTTTGGGTAAAATGCCCCTGTTTCAGCTCGATGCCTTTCATGCACTCCATTAACGAAATATGATCTTTGGTGCCAAGCTTTTGTAGTTAAATCGTAAACCCATGAAGCTTCATCAAAGTTTAATTGATAGAAGCTGTGGCCATCTTGTTGATATGCAAAGCCTCTTGCCGTCGATGGTGACGCGTACGAAGAAATTATGTATTCAATTGCGTTTGTAGATATTCGAACAGGCTGCGTGCCACTAGCTGCATAAACCACGCCTTGACCTGATTCGCTTCGACCTATCCAAAGTATCGCGCTATCAATCTTTGCAACGCTAAAAGGCGCTAAACAGCCATTTTCGATAAAGCCTCCTGCCAATCTCTCAAATGGAAAATCGGCATTACCTGTTAAACTCCAAATTTCAGTAGTTCGTTCATTGTGAATTATTAAATCATTTCCGAGCTTAGAAAATGCGATGATATTATCTGGTGAACCTTCTGCAGTTGCAAAACTAAGAGGATCAACGTTTAAACTATTCCACTCAGCAACAAAAAATTGGTTTGTGCCGTCTTGATTAAAAATCAAAAAGCCTGCAATTTCTATAACGAAAGTAGCTCTTTCAACAGGTACGTACCCTGCCGCCGTGAATGTTTGAAAAGTCTCAGTTGTCGTAGTTGTTTTGTGATAAACATAGTTTTCGCTAGAGCCATCTGCAAACACTGTAACGCCGTAATCAATGTCTAAGCTCGCGGCTGTAACTGGCCCTTCATAAGTGTTTAAGCTTCCCATCAGGTCATATTGCCAGCCTGATGATGAATCTCTAAAACATCTGTAAACTTCTGCGCCCGAAACTACAAAAAGTCTATTGTATTGAAAATAAGCACCGTCATTCTTTTGAAGACCATCAAAGTAGATTAATCTGATCGGTCCCTGTCCTAGCGAAAACATCTTGTTTAAGCCGTAAGTTCCAGACAGATAAGCTTGCTGGCCGTCTTTACCTGTACCGCTTTGAATTTGTTCTAAGAAAAGATTTATGCACGATTGAATTTCAACATTCGTTGCATCTGGTAGTTCATACGCAGGACCAATAAACCCTTGTATTTTCATTAGCTTCTATCCCATATGTTATAGGGTTGAACGCCAGTTAAATCGTAAATGTCTGAAATTGATTTCAATTCTTGAGCGTTATAAGCTCTTAAATTTCTTTTAAGTTGATCTGCCATTTTTTCTATTCGACCATCTGCAGGTTTGCCGTATTCAATCGCCAATTCTCGCGCTAACTCATATTTAAGTGCTCTTGTTACACCTTTTTGGAATGCCAAAACGTCATCAAGACCTGTTGGGGGCACGAAAGAAGTTTTGAAATATACAGCAATTGCAATATTCACAGATGGAACTGGATAAAAATTTAAATGCGTCTCTAGATCAGATTTTTTAACCCAGACGGCATTCGGGTATTGGCCTTGAAAAGATCTATTACTTAACAATGAATACTGGTCAAAAGTTACTAACGAAACAGGATATTCAATCGTTTGTCCTGATTCTGTTTTTAAAAGTGCAATTCTATCAATAAATTCAGGGATTGCTGTCCCATTGTCTAAAATGTAACTAGAGGTGCCAGAAGTAACATTAAACGAAAGTCTTTTCTGAGCAGCTATTAATAAATTATCTGTTGACCATGATTCTAGAATACCAGAATAAACTTCTAAACCATCTTGCCCTTGAGCGGCATCGAGACTTTCACCAGATGCCAAAACGCCGATTAAACGAAATGAACCCTCGATCAAGTCTCTTAAAATCATGTGTTATTTCCCTTCAAAATGAACTGGTGAATCTTTCCAGTCAGCTTGGTCTTCTTGTTCTTCGAATTGTTCTTTAGATTTGAATAATTTTGATTCGTTCTTTTTGTATAGCCACAATGGAAAGACATGACTTTTGACAGCCATTTCATCACCTTGTGTTTCTGTTTCTTTTATTTGTTTTTTAGCCATTTCATCACCTTGTGTTTGGCCCCTAGATTACTCTAAGGGCCGCTCTTTTAATTACTAAGATTGAATACGAAGTGCCCACTCAGGTCGTAAAGCTTTAACGCCGTAAACGGCATCAATACGATAAACATTTCGACGATTTGTGATGTCGTATTGTTCAGCGTAGTTCAAGATAAAACCTGAATCTGGATCAACGATTTTCATTCCTTTAGCGCCAGCAGTTGGAACTTCTAAACCAACCATTGCCAAAGTAAATGCATCTGGGTGCATGATTAAGCCTTGTTTTCCAAGTGCAGAAGCAACTCCCAAGAAAGTTAATGCAGCGTTATCAGCAGGAAGGGCAGATACGTTTTGTAACGCGCCAGAAGCTGAGCTGTAGATGGTTGGAGAGATTGAGATAGTCGCATTTCCAGATCCATCAGAAGCCGCATCAGCAGTTGCAACGAATCGTTGTAAATATGTCAAAGTTTCCTTTGAAACAGGATTTACAGCGTAAACGCCTGCAATTGTGAAAGCGTCTCCATCTTTAACTCGGTTAGCTGCGGAAGCAGTCCATCCATCAGTTACGATAGAAGTTGCACCAGTAGCAGTTGCGCCATTCATTAATGGAGTACCACCACGTTGACCCCAAGTGTGAGTCTTGATGTTTTGGTCCATTTTCCACTTCATGCCAGCAGCGATACCCATAACGCCTTTTTCGTACTGTTGCGCGATTTGCTCAGAAGACTGAAACAAACTAGATAAACCGTTTACGATTGCAGATTGCGCAAAAGGGTCAAGAACTACTGATCTGTCACCAGATGGGCAAGCTTGATCGCTCAAGTATGCGTTACCATCTAAGTAATTAGCTAAAGTTGTATTAGCTGTTCCAGCTGCTCCAATTATGTTGTGAACGTCTTTGTAAAGATCAGCAAGGTCTTGATCTACCTGATTTGCCAAAGGAACGATAACAGGCTTTAAAACTCGGTCTGAAAATTCTTCCATTTTCAAAGTCAAATCAGACATAGTGTAGGCAAGGCCAACGTGCTTGTTTTTATCAATCACAAGGTCAACTTTGGTTTCAACGATGTCTTGGATAGATAAAGTTACGCCATCAGACACAGTTGCTTGAACTGGCTTACGAACTCGTAAAGTATCACCGATCTTGTTGCCTTTTTTTCCAAAATCAGGCTCGTATTGACGGTTTACTGATTTACCTAGAGCCAATTCATTCTTGAAAAGTCTCATCATTTCTTTTGTGATCATATCAATCGTTAAAATAGTATTAGCCATTTTTAATATCTCCTATAGTTTTTCATGCGCTCATTCATCAACTTTTCATACTCAGCTTGTGTCAAATCTGGGCTGTAAATATCTTTTTTAATCACAGCAGATTTAGACTGAACTGGTTTTGCTGGTGGCGGCGCGGTTGTTAGTTTTTTAGTTTCTGTTTGTTTTGGTTTTGACTGACTAGAAATTTTAGCTTCTAACTTCCCAATTTCATAAGCTTGGTAATAAGGATCTAGAGAGTTAATTCTTTCGAATTCCTCTGGATCTTTAGCTAACTCATAGAAAAGCTTTGGGCCTTGCTCGTGTTTTAAAATCAATCCGTGAATAGTCGGTGAAATATCACCTTCGAATTCTTCCGTGAAATTCTTAACCACACTGTCAAAGTCTTTTGCTTCTTTCTTAAAATCAGAAACTTTCGAATTGTACGAATCGAGAGAAGTTTTAAAATTCTTCTTTTCGTCCTCTTGCTTAAATTCGTTTCTAATTTCAGTTAAAGCCTGCTTCTTCGCATGAGCTACCATTGCCTTGATATATTCGGCGTTAGTATCAAAGTCGTTCGGGTTTGGCTCGCTATCATCGGCACGACTAGACTCTTTGGTCCTATCGACTTCCTGTGGCTTCGCGCTCCCTTGACTTCTTAGCTGTTCAATTTCTCGTTGCAGCCTCTCGATTTTTCGTGCAAATCCGCCTTTTTTCTTTTTAGCGGCTTTCTTCTCAAGCTCTTGATCTTCTGTTTCCTCTGATTCTTCTTCATTTGATTCAGCTTCATCGTTAGACTCTGCTTCCTCAGTTGATTCAGTTTCAGATTGTCCAGCTAGATCACTAGCTTTTTGCTCGTTTTCATCAGCAGTCACAGATTCGTTTGAATCCAAACTCTCAGATGAATTGACTTCTTTCTTTTCAGAAGCAGCAGGCGCATCACCTTTAGTAGGTAACAGTCCTTCGCTAGCTTCAATAATGAAATTGTCACTCATATTGTTGTTGCTCCATTTGTTGATTGTCTTGCGGAATCACATCAGCCTGATTGCCGACAAATTCCTGTGAATCTTCAAAGGGTTGTTCATACTCTATGTTGATCGAATTATACTTTGCCTCTAGGTCGGCTATTGAGTTTTGAAGCACTGTTAATGCTTCTTTCGATTCTAATTTTGCTAGCTCAATCGTTTCAGCACTTTGCAATTTTGCATAGGCTATCCGTTCGTTTGATTCTAGCTCTAAGATTTTAGTTTTTTCGACTTCTGACATCTCTTTAACTTTTTCAGTTAATTGGTCTATCAGTTGCTCGTATTGTTTAATTTGAGAGACAACTTGAGGCGGTATCTTTGGAGCTTGTCCTTGATTGTCTTGCAGCTCAGGTGGGAGCATTTTCTTTAATCTATCACCGATCTCTTGAGCCATGGGCCAATCCATCGACTTAACCATCAAATCAGCTATTAAAGGCGCTTGTTGCGGCATGGCTTTACTAAAATCAACCATTGCCTCTGCAGCTTCTTGGCGTTTTGTCGCGTAGCTTGGGCCAACATCAACAACAACGTCATATTTGCCTTTGCTTAAGTCGTATTTTACAACCTCACCGTTTCGTTCAAATTCTTTATTGATAAAAATGATTTCTCGCTCATCGTTTTCACCTAAAATTCTGACAGCTCTCTCAGCATCGTAAATTCTAGGAATCATCTCGACCATAATTCGTCCAGCGTGTTGAATCGAAATAGAAAGGTTATCGACAAAATGATAGTTCGATGTCTGGGCCTGTTGATTTCGAGCTAAGATGGCCCGTCCTGATGTCTCATTTGATTTAGCGCCTAAAGATGGGTCATAAATTCCAGTAGTCGCCTTGATGTCCTCGGAAGCGTAGGCGCGAGCAGAAGAAACAGCACCAATTGCTGGGTCAACATTGTTTCTTGATGGAGCTGGTAAAAGCTGACCATCTTTAGAAACAGCATTGTATAAAAGAATGGAGTAATTTTCTGAGTTTGCCGTTTTCCACTGTTGCTCGAATCCTGCAACTTGCTCAGCATCGGCAAGCCAAGGCGCTTTTGGAGCTAAGGCGATAGATTCAGCCTCACTCGAAGTGTAGTAATTTAGCATTTTTTGAGAATCTTGTGCATATCTATGCACAGATTCTAATATCCATTTACCATCGACAAAAACTCTGCCGCCGTAAACTGGAATTAAAGGAATATAAGAGCACGGAATTTCAGTAGATTCTAAAATCTCTACGCCGTTTAACTTGTACCACATTACTTTTGGCACTTGAGCTTTTCGTTTGTTCTTAATTCCAATCAATTGCTGACCACTTGTTGCCAAAAATTGCATATATGTTTCATAATTTTCAGCGTCTACAACTTCGCCGTTTTCTAAAAGATAGATCTCTTTTTCTTCAAACGACTTCTCATAATATTCACAAACTGTTACTGATTCGTCGTCTATCCAGTCTTTATTTGCTCCGTACGACAGCCAATCGCTTGAATTTGCAATGTCTGACTTAGGGTATTGAGCTTTAAATTCTGTCTTTGATAGTCGTTCAGCGATAAAAGCAAAAGTCATATCGCAGCCATCAAGCTCTACAGATGATGGGTCAATCTGAACACTAAAAGGATTCGCAACGCCTCTAACTCTGATTTCTTGGTCAAAAGAGTCTGGACTTACATAATCATTTGTAATTCGAAAGAATCCAAAAGACTTTTCAACAGCACTTTCGCCAGCTCCGATATATGCCAAAGAAGCGTTTGAACTGTATTCAATATTTCTAATAATGCCTTGATAGATCTTAGCTGTCTCAATATCACCCTGATCGTCTACTGGGTTTACTTTGATAGACATTTTGTTTTGTCTCATCTCATTAGAGATTTGACGGCAGAATTGAGGTATTTTATTAACTGTTAAAGTAGGTCTGCCAGCTAATTGTCTTTTAGCTAGCTCAGCAGATGGCCAATGATTCCCGACTCGCATCTGAACATCGTCCATTGCTTTTAATCTGGATTCTGACCAAAAAGAAACAGCAGAACTAAATCGTTCTTTGGCTCTTTCAACTATTTCTTTGTTCTCATGGTCTTGAGATTCTAGATTTTCGTTTTCTTCATCTATAATTGATTGAGACTTTTCTATTTCCATTAATTTCAATAATGGCGCTAGATTTATGCTATCTCTACGTTATCATTATGATAGCATTAAAATATTAAGAACCTAGCCAAGAGTCCGAGCTACCGCCGTAAATTGCATTGGCATCAACTTTGGGTTTTGCTTTTGGAAATTTGTAATCAATATCGAAAATTCTAGATAAGCAATCGAGCATATCGTCATGCGAGCAAACTGGAAATGGGTTGTATTCGTTATCTAAAAACATCTCTATGAAGTCTACTCTACGGCTTTCGTAATCAAAGAAATACATAGTCTTTGGTAGCCACATTCTTTTTTGCTCGAATATCGGAACTAAACGTCTAATTCTGTTTTCCTTCGACATTTGACCGCCGACTCGGGTTAGATTAAATCGGTAGTTTTCTTGCTCTTGAACGTACTCAATGTGCTCAATGTCGGCTTGCAATCCGTATTCTTCATAAATAACATCTTTTGGCTTAAACTCCCTGTGCAGTTCAAAAAGCTTTTTTGTTCTTTCTGTAAGGTTTAACCGATCTCTAAAGCCTTTTATGAGGTAAAAATTATTATCAGGGCCAAGACCTAAAACAAGCATGACCGTATAGTCGTTTGATTTACCCTTTTTAGACGCTGGATCAACTAAAATGTACTTATTGTGATCGTCATATTTTAGCTTTTCGTAATGTTTCAACCACTCGGTTTTAAATCCCATTAAATTATCGGCAATAGGATTTTGAAGCATTTGGCAGGAAAAAGTATATGGCCCCATATCTCTGCGCTTTTCGTCTAATTGCTCACGAGTAAGTAAAACTGGATTTCCTTCTAGTTTTCCGTTGTCTGTGGCAGCGTAAATTCTAGATTTAACAGTGCCTCGTTTCATGATCTCTGCATAAGTGTCATTTGCGTGGTATCTCGTGCCTATAAAGCGTCTGACACCGCCATGATTCGAACCTAAGTTGTAGCTCATCTCAAGAGCTGCCGTAGTCTTTGCAATCTGTTCAGGCGTGTTTACAGAGGCCATTGTTACGACATCATCATAGTTCAATATCTTAAAATGCTTACCAGTTGGCTGACCATCTACTAGTCCCCAAGCTTCAACAGTTGCTTCTTTAGGGTTGGTCTTGCGCTTAACGATAATACCAGAATCAAGCGACCATTTAGAAGCCTCTGTTTTTGGATTTTTATACAAAATATCATCAAACAGATCTTGCAAGAAAGTATTAGTCTCCAACTCTCTTTTTATCTGTTCTAAAAATGCTTTTGCAATCGGTCTAGTATGGCTGAAAATTCCTATTGTGGTGTCTGGGTCTTTTAGAATCTCTTGAATGTTTGCTGCATAAGTTAAAAGCGTGCTCTTGTAATGGTCGCG